AGAACTTTATTATTCAAATTATCTTTTGGGGGATGATGGTTCTCCGGCTGCTACTGCCTCATTTAATACTGATGGTACTATAACAGGAGCAGCTTATACTCCAAACTATTACAACTATTTATCTTCTACTCTTTTAGCAGATAGATATTTCCCTACAGGCTCAAACGATGTAATAGGTGTTCTTTCTGTTCCTTCTAATTTATATGGAGAATATATTAAACCCGGAACTCTTACCCTTACCAACCCAACATATACATTAAATGATGATGGTGAAGGAAATATTATCTCAGGAAGTTATAAAGTAGGAGATATAATTTATGAACATGGAATAATTATTTTAACAAGTGATGGTATTCCTAAATTAGATGGATATGGATTTGCTACCTATGGAACTAGTAGTTATGGGGTTGGGGATGTAGAATTTATAAATAGTTTTATTACTAGTTCAAATATTACTTGTTCATTCTCTTCTACATTAACTATATATGAAACACAATACAAATGTACACTTAGAGAAAATGAATTCAATTTCTCCCAAAACCCAACAATCATTTCAGGAAGTTTAAATAGTGGAAAAATATATAATTTTGCAACAGGTTCATATTTTTCACCTTATGTTACAACAGTAGGATTATATGACAATAGTTATAACTTGTTAGCAGTAGCAAAACTTGCACAACCACTACCAACATCCGCAGTTACAGATACAACAATACTCATAAATTTAGATTTATAATTATGGCAACTTTAAATTCTTCAAACATTACCGATGGTAATACAATTGAACCAACAGACATCCTCCAATTATATGATGCGTTAACCCCTGGTGGAGGTACAACAGGAGCATATAATGTTACAGTTAGTGGAAGTTTAATTGGAAACGCTTCTACATCAACATCTGCTTCATTTGCTACTAGTGCTTCCCGTGCAGTATCATCTTCTTTTGCTACTACTGCTTCATTTGCTTTAAACGCTACTGCTACTGTTAGCCAAGTTAATGATCAATATTATATTGATTCATCAAATCCATCAATAGTTAGTACTGGAAATTTTAAATTTATTGCTGGTGGAGGCATATTAAATGCCGGATTATTTATAAGTAGTATTTATCCACTACTTGTTGGAAAAACTATAGGACGAAATGCTTGGATTAATGCTTCTTATATAGGAGATACAGGTATTATTACTGCTCCCGAACCTACATTAGTAATAAACATTTCAGGTTCAGGACAAATAATAATTGATCAACTTGATGGGAATAACGATGCTACCATAGTTTGGACTGGGGTTTGTATTTAAAAAATAATTAAAACTTTATGTCAAATTGGTTATATAAAACATCCCAAATTGAGGACCTTTCTCAATTCCCACAAAACACCCACGGGTTTATTTACAAAATAACCCATATACCTTCAGACAAATCCTATATTGGTAAAAAAGTACTTTACCACAACAAAAAAGTAAAATTAGGTAAAAAAGAACTTGCACTTCATGAAGGTGTAGGTCGTAAACCATCTTCTAAAATAGTAACATCTGAATCAGATTGGAAAAAATATTGGGGTTCAAATAAAACACTACTTGAACTTAAAAAAACTGAACCAATAGAAAATTTTGAACGTGAAATATTGATTTTATGTTCAAGTAAAAAACTTTTAACATACTACGAAACACGAACTTTATTTATTTATAGAGTATTAGAAACTCCTGATTTATACTTTAACGATAATATTTTAGGTAAATTTTTCCGAAAAGACTTTGATATCTAAAAAAGATATTGTATCTTAAGGTTATGGTAAATGAACTGTTAGTCAATCTAGTCAACGGTGTCTTAGGCACAGGTAAACGTACAGCACGAGGAAATCAAGCATATACCTGCCCATTCTGTCATCACCACAAACCAAAACTCGAAGTTAATTTTACTGAAAATACAGAAGGAATTAATCAATGGGCTTGTTGGACTTGTGGTAAGAAAGGTAAAACCATAAGAAGCTTATTTAAACAAGTACAAGTTGATGCTAGTTACTTTCAAGAACTAAGTAAATTAGTTAAAAATATTTCTCGTGATGACATAGGCGAGGTAAAACAAACCATACTTGAACTTCCAAAAGAATATAAATCTTTTTTAAACAACAAGGATATTATTGCAAGACATGCTCTTGCTTACCTTAAAAAAAGAAATATTACAAACCAAGATATTCTTAAATACCATATAGGCTATTGCAATTCAGGTCAATATGCTAAAATGATCATTATACCCTCATATGATAACACCGGTAAATTAAATTATTTCACCGCAAGATCATTCGAGAAAGATCCTTACACCAAATACCGCAACCCTGAAACGTCTCGCGATATTATACCGTTTGAATTGTTTATTAATTGGGACTTACCTATCATATTATGTGAAGGACCATTTGATGCTATGGCAATTAAACGCAACGTAATCCCACTACTTGGAAAAAATATTCAATCTAGTTTGATGAAAAAACTAGTAGAATCTAAAGTACAAAAAATATACATTGCCCTAGATAACGATGCTATTTCAAAAGCCCTTGGTTTTTGTGAACAGCTTTTGGACATTGGAAAAGAAATTTATTTGGTAGAGCTTGAAGGTAAGGATCCTAGTGAAATGGGGTTTGAAAACTTCACCAAATTGATACAAACCGTTTCCCCTTTAACACAGTATAAACTGATGGAGAAAAAATTATTTATAATATGAAAAAACGTAATATTAAACACGTTAACAACCGTATCCTTGAAATCTCCGAAGATGCAAAACAAATTACTCTTCCGGATTCTAGGTACTACAGAAGAAATGGTGAATATTATCCTTCAATTACCCACGTTTTAAGTTGTTATCCAAAAGGCAAACATTTTGAAGAATGGTTAAAAAACATGGGCCGATCAGCTGACTATATTGTTAGAAAAGCTGGTGAAGATGGAACCAAAGTACATGAAATGATTGAAGAATATTTAGAAGGTAAAGAAATGAACTTTTTAAATGAAACTGGATATCCACAATATGATCCATCTATTTGGCAAATGTTTTTACGTTTTGTTGATTTCTGGGAAACTCATAAACCTGAATTAATCGATCAAGAAATCCATTTATTTTCAGATACACTTAGAGTAGCAGGTACAACAGATTTAGTTTGTAAAATTGGTAATGATTTATGGATTATTGACCACAAAACATCAAATCACATTCAAACAACTTATGAATTACAGGCAGCAGTTTATGCTCATTGTTATGCAGAATGTTTTGGTGTAGTACCTGATAAAACTGGTATTTTATGGTTGAAATCAAACAAACGTAAAGCGTCTAAAGATAAAATGCAAGGTAAAGGATGGGAAATGATTTTACCCTCTCGCACACAAGAAGAAAACATCGAAATCTTTAAAACAGTAAAACGTTTATTTGATTTAGAAAATCCAAATGAAGCACCTGTATTTACTGAATTTAAAACGAGCGTTAAGAAAAAGGCGTAATATGTATAATTATGATAAGTTTAGTTCAATTATTGAAGGAAGTACAAGGCACTCCTAAAGCTATATTTCTAGCTGGTCCCGCGGGAAGTGGAAAGTCTTATATATCTTCTCAACTTATCCCAAATACATTTGAAGTCATTAATTCAGATGACACATACGAAGAATTATTAAAAGCAAGTGGGATTGGTTTAAAACAAAAGGATTTTACTCCTGATCAATTATCTCAAGCTTCTAAATTACAAGCACAAGCTAGAAAAGTTACCCAAGACAAACTAGCTAAATCAATAGAAGATAAAAATAATATTGTTATTGATGGAACTGGTGCTGCATCTGGACCTGTATTAAAGAAAAAACAACAACTAGAAGATTTAGGGTATGAAACATTGATGTTAATGATCTATGTTTCTCCCTTAACTTCACTTGAACGTAATCAAGAACGTGATAGAAGTTTAATGCCCGGAATTGTATTACGTACTTGGAGAGATGTAAATAAAAATATTGAAACGTATAAACAAGCGTTTGGGAATAATTTTATTTTATTAAACAATAATCCAAAAGACGCTAATAGAGAGTTTAACGCTGATTTACTTAAACCCTTTATCCAAGCATCTACAGCTGTAGGTAAACCTAAATCCCCTGAAGATCAAGCCAAATCAGATGCTGATAAAGCTCAATTGAATAAAGATATTGAATCTATGGTTAATCAATTACCTGAATTTGATACTTTAGATACTGCTAAAAATAAAATAAATGAATTCGTTAGTTAAAGCGCTTATACAACCTATATTGGAGGCAAACCAAAGTGGTATTGCTTTAATCCCTGGTGGTTTTAAACCGCCTACAATTGGTCATTTTGCATTAGTAGATGAAGTAGCTAAAAACCCTGAGGTATCTAAAGTGATTGTTCTTATAGGACATAAAATACGAGATGGTGTAACTAAAGAAGAAAGTCAAGCTATATGGGATATTTACAAAAAATATCTCCCTTCAAACGTTGAAATCCAAATAGCAGATAATGTATCCCCTATTTCAGACGTTGGATTACTTATCAAAAATAATCCGGACACAATGTACTATCCTGTAGTAGGGATTAGAGGTGAAATGGATTTAGGTGATTTAAAACGTTTTGATAGTATGGAAGGTAAGTATGAAAACTTTAAACCTATTGTTATCCGATCAGATGAAGGTGAAAATCGTATTAGTGGTACAAATACACGTGCTGCTTTAATTGGTGGAGAAAAAGAAAGATTCCAAAAATATCTCCCAACTGAACTTACAGATGAAGAAAAAGAAGAAGTTTGGTCTATTCTACAAAAAACACCAGTAGATGAAGGAACCTGTGGATATAACACTGATGTTAACACAGGTGAAAAATTAGATACTCCTGCAGGAATTGAAGAAATGTATGCTGAACCTAGTAAGTTTAGCTACCCCCCAATGATTAAATCACTTACAGAATATATGTTAGATAAAGGTATGAATATTCGTCCTTTACCTAGAGTAAAATTTGTAGATGATGATGCTGAAAATGCTAAAAATTTTTTCGGGAAAACAGCGTATTATGACCCGAATGAACGCGTTATAGTACTTTATACAATGGATCGTCATCCAAAAGATGTTATGCGTTCATACGCGCACGAAATGGTTCACCATATGCAAAATTGTGATAATCGTTTACAAAATATTTCAACCCAAAACACAAACGAAGAAGGTGATTTACCTGAAATCGAAAGAGAAGCATACGAAAAAGGAAATATGACTTTCCGTAATTGGACAGATACACTTACTGAAGGTGTATTTGGAAATAGAATTGAATGTGATAATTGTGGGTGGAGTTGGAAAATAAAAGATGGTGGAAATGATTTATATATCTGCCATAAATGTGGGAATGATAATACTCCAATGTCTTTAAACGAAGGCCGTTATGATAAAATATCAAACCAAATATCCTCTACTATTTTTAAATACTGGAAAGAAGATATTAACAATGGTGCTCAAGCATCTCGTTTAGAACAATCATTTCCTTTTGGAGATGAAGAAATTATAATAGATGCTAACCTTTCAGTTATCCCTGGTTTAGGAGAATTAAACGTGGATGGAGGTGCCGATGATGAAGAAGATTACATCCAAGTACGTTTTGAAATAGATCCTGAAAAACTTCCTGAATTTTGGGGAGAGATTTCAATGAATTTGAAAGATGTTATCCGCCACGAAATTGAACATTTAACCCATGGTGAAGGATTCACCTCCAACCCAGATAAAACAATGGAAAATGATATGTTTATCCGTCAAATGATAGACATGGAAATGTTACCTAAAGCAGATTATTTTAAGCTTGAAAAAGAAATAGATGCTAATCTACAAGGAATGTATTTTCGCGCTAAAAAAGAAAAACGTCCGTTTGGAGATATTATCAACACGTATTTAGATGCTCAAGATATTACACTTGAACAAAAAGAAGAAATACTAAATCTTTGGAGACGCAGATTACCTGCATTAAATTTGCCAAAATTTTAATATGAAAAAAACACCCACATTGTTAGACTTATACGAGGCAATTAAACCCTATACCATTTATTGTGATATGGATGGAGTACTTTGTAACTTTGATAAGGGATATGAAGACTTAACAGGAGTATCAACTCAAGAAGCTAATCAAGAAAGTAAAAGCTCTTTTTGGAAACGATTTAGAGATAGTTTAAATGAAAAAAACATAAAAGAAAAAGATTTTTGGGCAAATTT